ACATCTCTTACACGGCTTTCTCTTTTTAAAGCAGCTTGATCTCTATCATATTGTGCTGCGTAGTCGGCGTCTGACATACCATAACCACGACGCTTATCTGGAGTATCTAATTTTTTACCTGTTCCTGCTGCACCGCTGCCTTGGCCTACGGTTGTTTTACTTGCTTTTTCTTTGATTGAAGCGTCTTTAGCATTCTTTGCTGCCTCGGAGATATCTTTGTCTACTTGACTTTGGACTCCGCCGGAGCCACCACCTCTACCTGCGCCTCCGCCTTTAGTTAATAAGCCTTCTATTCTGTCTAGAGCTTCTAAAGTTTTTTTGTTTTGATCTAATATTAATTCTCGAGCTAACTTACCACCTTGGTTTTGTTTTTGATTTCTTTTACTTTCTGCAGCTGCTCTCGCCTCTCCTCTTTTAGTCTTAACATATTCAAATGCTATTTGAGCTAAGTTTAGTTTTTCGTTTTTATCGTTTTGCTTTTTGTTGTATGCCGACTCTGCTTTTAACTCATCTGTTTCTGCTTTAATAGCATCTTCAAGATTTTTAAGTTCTTTAGAGGTAGCCATGTCTCCGCCTTTATCGCCGACGGCTTTTAACTCATCTATGAGTTTCTTTAACTGTTTTTCATCCATTGGCATTTTTTAGCTCCAAGTTTGTTTTCCTGCCTTCTCTTTAGCTTTTTCAGCTTTGTTTTTAAGATGAACAATTAACATACCTACATAAACTTCCCTTTCCCAGGGCATCATATTTTCTAACTCTGTTAAACTATAATGATGTTCTTGCATTAACAAAAAGTTGGTCCTGTAATAATTATCAAGACTCTCCTGAGAAAGGCTTAGGCGAAAAAATGTTCGTATCCATTAATATTAACTACTTGGTCCTCATCACAATGTGGACACTTGTAATCTATATTATGCTGTAATACTGGCATCGCCTGTATAAACTTTCTCATCTCTTCAAAAACATCTATAGGAAGATTCTCTACAAAGTCTATAAGTTCTTCCTGTTTAACATCTTTAATCAACTGTTCCTCTTCTTCTGTAACAATTGAATGAATACAATGTTTAATAATATCTACATCTGTTTGTTCATCATCTAGTGCAACTTTCAATGCACTAGGAAATTTCATGTTAATAATAAAATCATCATTAACTTTTATTTCTCCGTTTGGAAGATCTCCTAAACCTTTAACTTTCATATCTTCTAAGTTAAGAGTATATTTAATCGTTCCCTCGCAATTTCCACAAGTAAGATTAAACTCTTGTTCTTCTCCAACAGAAACCATTCTGATTTTAACGAACAAGTCTTGCAGTGCAAACAATGGTAGTCCTTCTACATCTAGTTTTCCAAATGTACAATTATCTACTACTTGAGCACATGCCTGTAACATCTCATTGTAGTCATCACCTTCACTTGCCAACATTAGAATCTTTTCTTCTTTAACTAGAAACGGTCTATACTTAACTGTTTCTCCGTTCATAAAAGTAGTTTCGTATATTGGCGCATCTACTTTAGGTAACATAATTTATTTCTCCATATTAATATTATAAACCAAAGAAAGAGAATAGGCCTTTACCTCTTCCTCTTTCTGATCTTTCTTCTAAAGTGTGTAATCCGTTATCCACAACATCTCGTCCATGTCCGTCTTTAATAAATGTTGTGGACTCTCCATGTTGTAATGGTAAATCTTTTGCACCATTACCTGCTACATTTTTACCATGATCTGTAGCAATAGTGTTATTGGATGAGTCATGTTGTAAAGCTAATTTATTTAAACCATTGCTTTCAACTGCTTTACCGTGTTCTGATTGAATACCCGCCATATCAGTAGCAACTGTATTGGGGTGATTTTCGTTCTTTAATAGTGACGCCGGCCATTGTTTGCCTGGACCGTCTCCTAACTGTCCATTTTTAGAATATATATTTAATAATCTTTCAGCGTTAACATCTTTCAACGGAGCTTGAACATCTCTATAACCTGACACATCATCATATTCTCCAGCAATATTGGATTGAGAACTTTGTTGTGGTTGGAATGAAGCCAATCCATCACTTTTTTCTGAATTACTAGATTCCCAATATGCTGCTGAGACAATTAGTGTATTTCTAACAGGTGCTGTAGTACCACTAGATAAAGGAACAAGGTTAAGAACTTTAGGCATAGCCTCATATAATCTCCAGGTCTTTGTAACATTATCCTGTATATCTAACGCTTTGATATCTATTGTACACATTACATCTTCTGGAAATCCTATTTCTTGGCCGTTAGTATCTACACAAGCTTTCATCCATTGTTCAAAAAATCCTCTTAACTCCCAGTCGTTTGTTGTTAGAAATGTAAAGTTTATTTCGTTTCCTAAAAATCCTACTTTTGTATTTCTATAAAATGTCCATGCACCTATATTAAATTCTTTATTACTTAATATCATACCAGGGATCTGTACTTCTTCACAATATAATTGAATTGTTGTTCCTACATTTTTTGCTTGGAAATTTCCTATTACTTTATCTAGATTTCCTATATTAAATGTTACTTCAAACCTATCTGCTCTGGCAAAGGTTCTTTCTTTAATATCTGCTAAATAATTTGTTAATTTTTGATTTGCTGGCATTATCGTGTTCCTGATGTACTAATTGACATTCTTCTTTTTCTCTCTGGTTTTTCCATTGTGTTTCTATATACAGTTCTATCTGATGCTCCTACAAAACTTTGTACCGGCAAAAATATAGCTGCTTTCCAATTTTCAGGATCTACTTCTATCATCTTTCCTGTTATATGAGGAGTTAAATATTTTTTAACAGATCCTCTTGCTTCTGGAAATCTAGAAAAGTTTTTTAAAAAACTCCATGTAGCTCTTAATACACTTTTATCTGTAAGTGCACTCCTGTCTGTTGGCATTATTTTATCCAACAAATTGGCTCTAAATGTGGGGGCTAAATAATGTAAGTTAATACCACTGAAACCACCAGGTAAAGGTTCTGTAATTACAACTAAAGGTACAGTATCATAGTAAGGCAAATCTGCTTTTGTTTTAGGATCATAAGAAAATAAGTACATTTTACCTACTTCTAATTGTGTTGCTTCTTTACCTAAGTCAGATTGTCTTGCTTCTTGAAATGTATTAATGCCTCTAGCATAGTTTCTAACAGCACGAACATACCATTGAACTGACTTGTCCTGGTGCCTGTTGCCCGCTGCGTTAGCAATATCTTTAAATGGTGTAGCCATGTAAGTATTTATACTAGATACCTAGTTCTTTTTCAGTAACAATCTTAAATTCCATGCCTTGCGCTTTACAAAAATCCTTTGCTGCTTTCCACTTGGCACCATTTACTCCGTATTGGGCTATTTCTTGTAAGTGTTTTCTAGTTTTACGCTTCTGAGGTGAGGGAGGTTTTGTAAATCTTTCTGGTTTTACCTCTATTAAATACTTCTTTATTTTGTCTTTTTCTTGTACTTCTATATAAAAATCCACCATGTATCTGTGTACTTTATTATCTAAGGGACTACGATAGGGTATTGCAATCTCTTCTGACACCCAACCTTTAATAGAACTACTAAGATCACACCAGTTCATAAACTTTAGTTCATAACTAGAGCGATAGGTTATTGCATTGAAGTCTCCAAGATACTTCGTCGGATTACGAGGAATAAACTTTCCTTTATATATTTCTTTGGCATAAACCATATAAATAAGATTATAACTATTTTAAGTATTTATATCGAGGAATAAATGGCCACTTCAAACGGAAAATCTTTAAACAAAAGTGTAGGGAACACAGGTGCACCACTTGTTTATCCTCAGGAATTAGGAAGTAAAAGATTTCCTAATATGGTTAAGTTTTATATTAATGCCAAAAGAATAAGTGCTGAAAAGAACAACGAAATAGGAAATGCAAGAGCATTTACTGAAGCAGAAAAAGCAAAGTTCAAAAATCAAAATAGATCTAAAGCAGACAATTATGAAAACATAGCTACAAATGCAGGTGCTATTGCAGGAATAATTGGTGGTTATTCAATAGGAAAAGCAACATCAGGAGAAGGTGTATCTAAACTTATGTCAACTGCAAAAGCAGCTTTAGGAGGTTTAACAGGAGGTATTGTAGCATCAGCATTATCAGATAATCAAGAATCAGTAAGACTACTAGATGATATATCTTTATATGTACCTCAATCTGTTATAGCAGCATATACAGCTAATTGGGACGAAGTAGATTTAGGACCTGTAGCAGGAAGAATGGCAACAGGCTCCGGAGCAATAGCAGATATAATGGCAGGAGAAACGGCTGAATTAGTAGGTAGAGGGGCAGTAGCAGCAGCGGCAAATATACCGGCAGCAGCAGGTATAGGAGATATAGACTTAGGAAATGTATTTGAAGCAACAAGTAAAAAGGTAGGAAACCCATACAAAGAACAATTATTTAAATCCATGGGCTTTAGACAGTTTTCTTTTCAGTATGTATTTTCTCCTAAAAATAAAAAAGAAGCATTAAGTGTACAAGAGATAGTACAAAAATTTAAAGAACATATGCACCCTGAGGTTTCAGATGATGGTATGTTCTTAATATATCCTTCAGAGTTTCAAATAGAATTTCATCATTCAACAGACAGTTTATCTAATTCTGTAATAAATCCTAACTTGCCTGTAATATCATCTTGTGCATTAAAGAATGTAAAAGTAACATATGGTCCTGATGGAATGTTAAATACATTTAGAGGTTCAGGCGGTGTACCTACAGAAACAACAATGGAATTACAATTTGTAGAACTAGAAACTCTTACAAGAACAAGAATTAGACAGAGTAAAGAAGACGGAGGTAGCTTCTAATGTATTTTAGCACATTACCTAAAATTAAATATCCTTGGCAAGATAAAGACGGCAAGTTTCATGGTGTTATTGTACCTGACATATTTAGAAGAGTTCAACTAGACAAATTTTTTAAAAACAGACAATTATTAGTAGAAATATTTTTAGATGATTCTGATACACCTGAAAGTGTAGCACATGATTATTATGGTTCAGTTAATTATCATTGGATAGTATTGTTGTCTAATGATATTGTAGATGTAAATAGAGAATGGCCATTATCGTATGAAAATTTATCTAAATATGTTAAAGATAAATATGGTGAAAACAATTCTACAGATGTACACCATTATGTCGACTCTGTAAAAACAGATCTAATTGTAGATTGGGACGCAGCAAAACTTGCTAATGGAGATATAAAAGCTATCTCAAACATGCAATACGAAGAAGATTTAAATGATAAGAAAAGACAAATATTTCTATTAGATAAAAAATATACGAAGGACTTAGTAGCTCAGTATAAAAAATTGGTGAAGTAATATTATGGCCGAAGAAACATTAGGCAATCCAGGAAGCGTAATTACAGAAGAATGTACTTTGTTCTCCCATTCAGGAGAAAAGGTAGATCTTATAGCACCCACCGCTAACTATGTTGCAGAGATAAATCTCTTCGAAGATGTTTGGAATAAATTTCTTACAGGGTCTATAGTCATAAAAGACGCTTCCAATCTTATAACGAATATGCCTATTGTAGGCGGAGAAGTTCTACAACTAAAATTAAGAACTCCTACAATAGAAGACAATCCTGCAAATGTGATACACAAATCATTTCAAATAACAGCTATAAAAGATAGAAGTTTAAATAATGATAGAGAGCAAGTTTATATTTTAAATTTTTGTTCTGCAGAAATGTTATCAGATGCGAGTCATATATTACAGCAAAGATTTACAGGAAACACAGAAGAAATAGCAACAAAAATATTTGAAGATTATATTGTTGAAGCTAGAAATTTAGTAGATCAAGATCACTCTAATACATTATTTTTAGGAGATACACCTCACAGTTCTAAGATAAGTTTTGTAGCAAATAACTGGACACCTACTCAAGCTTTAGATTTTATGTCAAAGTATATAAAAGGAAAATCAGGCCCTGGCGCAGATTTCATATTTTTTGAATCTAATAAAGGTATGTATTATACATCATTACAAAGTTTAATTGCTAGACAACAAGATGTTATGTTTGAAGAATATCTATATACTCAATCTGGATTAGATATACAGCGTAGAAGTGTAGGATCTTATTTTGGTACAAATTTTCCTAAGGGTTGGGTTACAATAGAAAAAATGAAAATACCCAAAACTGTAGATATGATAAGAGGACAAATGTCAGGTTATTATGCACAAACAATTAGAGCATATGATTTATTTACTAAAGATAGATATGAAGCAAAATTAGATGTTGTTAATGATTTTGACACATTCGTGCATACAGAACCAGGTATTCCGGTTCCGCCAGGTGCAGTTAGAAATCCGTATTCAATGACAACATTAAAATTATTAAACAGCGCAAACAACATAACACAAACATTCAACATACCAGGATCTAAAGGAGGAAACTCTGATAATGAAAATGTCATAGCAGCAGATTTATTGAGGGATAATTATTTTAATTCCTTAAATGATTATTGTTTTGAAATAGATGTTCCTGGAAGAACAGATATAGAAGTGGGTATGATGATTTATATATCATATCCTACACCTTCATCTAAAACACAAGATTTAGATTTTGATGATCTTTTTGATAGACAGTTATCTGGGAAATATTTAATAACAGCAATAAGACATAAAATAGATACAGCAGGGTATGTAATGAAAATGGAAATCATTAAAAATGGATTGCCTGAAAGTGTAAGTGAACCGGAGGAAGAATAATGTTAAAAAATTATGGTAAATTAAATGTACCTGATTGGGTTTGGTGGGTAGGTGTAATTGAAAACAGAATAGACTTAGCAAAAGCTGGTAGATATCAAGTTAGAATATTTGGTTACCATACAGCCGATACTGAAGTTTTACCCACAAAAGATTTACCTTATGCCACAGTAGTTAATTCTCCTACAAACGCATCTACATCAGGCATTATGGAGAATCCTAATTTGTTACCTGGATCTACAGTAATAGGATTCTTTTCAGATGGAGAGGCAGGCCAAATGCCTGTTATACTAGGATCTATTGCAGGACTTCCTAAAGAAAAGAATGAAGACTTAACAATAGAAGATGGTTTTAATGATCCCGGTAAAAAATATCCTAGAGGAGGATTTGACGATCCTGCTCCTGAAGGTTTCGGGGGTGTAGGAGAACCTGATATATCAAGACTTGCAAGAGACAAAGATGCTGAAACACATTTTAGCCTTATAAGAAAAAGAGGCGAACGAGAAATAGATATAAGAACAGCAAAGGCAGCAACAGTACAAGACGATGGAATACTAGATAATAAGGAAGGTAAAGACTACGAAGGTAAAAAATGGGAAGAGCCATATGCAAGAGCTCAAGGTCCTTACGATACATTTAAATTAGAAGCCTTTGAACCTAAGTATTGGGACGCATTAGCAGATTTAAAAGCAGGAGGAACAGGTGTTCCTAAAGAACCAGGAACATATACATCTATGTATCCTTGGAACCAAGTTAAAGAAACAGAAGCAGGTTTTATAGAAGAAATAGATAACACAGCAGGAAATGAAAGATATGCTTGGTTTCATCCTGTAGGCAATTTTGTAGAACATCAAGCAGACGGAACAAAAGTAGAAAAAATTAAAGGCTCCGATTACGAAATAGTAGCAAAAGACAAGAATGTTTTTATTAGAGGTTCTTGCAATGTAACTATATTGGGAGATGCTAAGTTATTAGTACAAGGAGACAAATATGAGGAAGTAGAAGGAGATTACTTCCTAACAATATATGGAGATAGAGTTACAAAGATTATGGGTAATGATATGAAATCAGTACAAACAGATCAAAATTATTCTATTGCAGGTAATAGATCTGTTCGTGTAGCATTAGATGATAGTTCTACAGTAAATGGAAAACAGACACAAACTGTTTTGAAAACAAAAACAGAAACAGTAAATCAACAAGTAACAGAAATATTTAACGCAGGACACAATACAAATGTTACTAAAAATAGAAAAGAAGAAGTTGGTGGCACAATTAACCAAGGAGCAGGAGCAGCATACTTAATGACTTCGGGTTCTGATATGAGTTTATTAACAGCTACAAATATGAAAGTTGAAGCACAAACAAATATGGATATAGATGCCAACAATATGACAATAGATGCACCTACAATGTCTATAGATG